CGAATGCATAACCGAGAGGATTGTTAAAGCGGTACTGAGTGTTTTCAAAAATCGGTTTAAAATAACCGAAAAAATCTTTAATCGTTTCTTTCATAAAACGTCCTAGTAATGCACACCATCCCTAATCACATCAATATAACTCATAGCATTCGTCAATGGAACAAGAGCTTAGAACAAAAAAGGCCAGTAACTTTATGCTACTGGCCTTTTTTTATTTACGCTGTAAAAGCTCATCAAGCTTTCCATTCATTTCTTTTTGAGTAGCTTTAATGTCGTCAATATGTGAGTGCAATGTACCGATTTGGTTCTTAACCACAGCCATTTCACTCTGCCCCTCATCCACTTTCTTGTTAGTAATGTCTTGACGTCTCCATCTATCATCATCAACCGCTTGTTGTGTTGAGTGCTTTTGGTTGTGCCTTTCCAAGTCACTAACTTTGCTTTCCATAGACCCTATTTTTGATTTAGCTAGATAACCAATAACTGCAAAAATAGCAGTGACTATTAATGTCAGTATTATTTGATTATCCATAAATCACCTAATACTTCGCTTGATAACGATTTCATAAAACCTCCTTGTTGCCTGCTGTACTTCTACAGCAGGCTATCCCTTATTGCTCTGTTGATATTAGCGATAATACTTGAGTAGTTACGCTTGATGTGGCGTGGAATCTAGTAAACGCTAGAACTTTAATACGATAAGCATAAGTGCCTACTGTGGTAGTGTTATCTGTGAATGTAGTTGAACCATTACAGTAACCCATAATCGTGTATCTATTTGTTTCAGCGTCATAATCTGATGTAGTTGGTCCAGTAAAAGTACCTGAACTAACTGTAACCCACGAACCACCATTAATAGAGCGTTCAAGCTGCCATTGAAGCTTTTGCTGTGTAAGACTAGATCCGGGTGATGATGACGAAGTTGATACACCATGCTCGTTATATGAAACAACAACATTCTTCGCTTTGCCATTACTTGAGAACGGCCCAACTTCGTTCATATAAGAACCAACAGTATAAGGAGTTAATAAAGTGGTATCTAAACCATTCTTTAAAATACCAGCTGATAAAGCACCACCAAAGTAAGCATCACCATTAGCTGTTACATACTGAGTAGCATTCGATTTTCTTAACGCTGCAAAGTTTGGCTCACTACCTGACATTAACTTAGCACCACACCATTTCACTAAACTATCAGGACCAAATGGAGTAGCTGAACTAATCTCCATATAGTTAGTGCCTAGTAAGCGCACCTGACCACCCTCAATGATAGGTGATGATATTTTTGTGCCAGCTTTGATTTTATCGCCTGTAATCGTATCACCAAGTATGTGAGTAGCATTAATAGCACCAGCTTTGATGTTACTAGCTTCAAGCTGTCCTACGTGAGCAGTTGTAATACTCGCGTTTTGAATCACTGCTGTATTCAAATAAACAACGTTATTCACTAGCTTAAATGGCGCAACACCACTGCCACCAGTACTGTTAGCAAGAACAATACGATCTGCTTGTGCTATGAAAGCACTTCCCATTGGCCCACTACTTAAACCAATACCAGCAACATGACCAACTGAGTTAACCTTAACCGTGTATTCAGCTTTTAATCCGTTAACGCTAGTACTTAAAGTATTAACGCTTGAGGTGTTATTGCCTACTGTTGTAGTTAAACCATCAACACGAGTAGCCATAGCACTATCAGTTGTAGTAACAAGCTGTACGGCTTGGTCATACTTACTGTTTGTATATGTAACAGCTTCTGTTTTTGATATTAAACCACCAACAGGCGGTGAATATACGCTGGGTTCAGTTGAGTTATTATTTGATACAACTTCAATCATCGCATCAGTAAAATAAGCTTCATGACCTACGCCATCAGCATCTAGGCGCATAACACACTCAGTTGATAAATCACCCGTTAAGTTCAATACACCACTAATACGAGTCCACTCACCAGCAGGAATCACTTTCGTTACTGCGTAGTAAGCAGGTTTCATTGTGCGCAAATAAATCTGAACTTGGCCACCAGTTACTGAGTAAACCCAAGCACTAGCTATCCATTTATTATTTGGCTTAATCTTGATGTTGTTGTTACCAACAGCGCTATCCGATAAAAACGCATAACACTCAGTTCCATTGGTTGAAACAATATGTAATGCACCAATACCGCGCGTTGAGTTTTCACCTGTACCAACTGCTGCATTTGACCAATCAACTGTACCCGTACCACCTTTTTGAAGTGGTGGAGGATTAAGTGGATCGATATACGCATAATCAGCATGGATGATATTCACACCAGATTTAATGCTATCAGCATAACTTTTTACAGTAGCTTCCATAGTGGTTAACGCGGTAGCTTGAGCACTATCTTTATTATTAATCAATGTGACAGCTTGGTCGTATTTGGCGTTGGTGTAGTCTTTCGATACAACAGCTTCAATACTCACATAATCAATATACAAAGCGTTACCAGCACCCATACCATCCCAGTTCATTAATAATGCGCTAGCGTATTGTGCTGTTACTGTTGGTTTATAAGTCCACGTTAACTCTTTCCATGAAGTGGTTATGTCTTTGTTTTCATGAAATGACGTTATTTGACGTGTACTTTGCTGAACAACGGCTTCACTAGTTGAGTTACCAATAGCTACTTTACCGCGCGGTAACTCTGCATCGTATTCCTGCATTCTAAAATAAAAGCCGTTTGATTTAGCAACATCAGCTTTTACACGAATGCGAATAATATACTCAACACCATCACGTACTCTAAACGCTGTTGAACACATACCAATACTTGAATCAGTTGGGTGTTTTAAATACGCGCCATCTGCTGCATTCGTAGCATATCCAATATTATTAGGAGTTGCGTTTGTGTAAGTAGCGAACCAACCAGTAGGTCTATTCTCTTTGTTCTTTAATGTAAAACGACTATTAAAAATACAATCGTCAGATACTTGCTGCTCACTATTATCACTAACACGAGTAATATTAGTTTCTAGTGAAGTGATTAATGTAGCTTGTGCTGCATCTTTACTATTAATAAGCTCAACAGATTGATCGTATTTGCTGTTTGAATATGTTTTAGCGGCTGTTAGTGCTGCATCAGCTGAACCTGCTGGATCTGCTCCAACTATAGCAGCATCTACCTTAGCAGTATTACACCAAGTAGGTGGTGTTGTTTGCGAAGCACCCCACAGTGATATTTGCGGCATGACATAAAAAACAAATGAACTTTCTTGGCCTTGATCAGTGTTAAACTTTCTCAAAACACCTCTAGCATAAACAGCTCCATCAGGAACATCTTTATAACTTGATAAGCGTTTATAGTTAGATAAGTTTTTACCACCATTAACTTCATTATCATTATTACCAAAACCACTATTACCAACAATACTGTTATCTTTATCAAAGAAATAAATGAACGCAGACACTTTACAACGATGAACACCTGCATAAACACTAAAGCCTATACGCTGCCCTGCTGTTACTGATATAGGTAGAGATCTTATTTCACGATACTTACCTAGGTTAGTTCCATCAGGAGCACCTTGTGATATCTCACCAGTTAGTCCGTTATAATCTAAACCCCAAACATCAGATGCATCACGTGATTTAACCGTAATAAGCGAAGTTGAAATACTACCTGCGGTTGAGTCGAATCCGAGTGGTAAACCATCTTTAAATGGTTTCTCAAAACCAGCATCAGGTATTAAGTTATACATTGAACTAGCTATTTCACTAGCTGCGTTAACTTTGTTAGTCGCATCAGTTTTTACACTAGCTTCCATACTTGTTAATGCAGATGATTGAGCTGAGTCTTTTGTATTAATCAGTTGAACTGCTGCGTCATACTTACTATTGGTATAAGTAGCTGCTTCAGTTTTTTTATCGTCTGCATATTTTTTAGCATCTACTAGTGCCTGTGCTGCTTTATTAGCTGCATCTTGTGCTGCTGCTAGTTTAGCTGCTGATTCTGCATTATTAGCTTTAGTAGTTGCATCACTTTTAGCTGCGATTAAAGCGTTGTCTGCTTTAGTTTTAGCGTCAGCTGCTGCTGCTAGTTTAGCTGCTGCTTCTGCTGCGTCAGCTTTAGATTTTGAATCAGCTTTTACTGCTGTTTCCATTGCTGTTAACGATGATGCTTGTGCTGAGTCTTTACTATTAATCAAAGTAACTGCTTGGTCGTACTTACTATTCGTATAAGTAGCTGCTTCATCTTTAGATATAAGTCCACCAATAGCAGGTGAATATATACTCGGGACGGATGATGTTGCATCTGGAGCAACTTCAACCATAAAATCAGTAGCATATAGTTCGTGATTTGAACCATCAGCATCTATGCGAACTAATGCCTCAGTAGATAAATCACCATCCAGATTAACCACTCCACTAATACGTGTCCAAACACCAGCTGGAACGTTTCTAGCAACAACATAGTATTTTAGCGGTGTTCTTAGATACAACTGAACTACACCACCACCTACAGAATAAACCCATGCACTTAAAATCCACTTGTTATTTGGTTTGATTTTAATATTTGGTTTTGATGCATTTTCACATAAGAAAACAAACTTTTCAGTACCAGAAGCATCTACTTTTAAATGAACAGCACCAATACCGCGCGTTGAGTTTTCACCTGTACCAACTGATGCATTTGACCAATCAAATGTTCCATTACCACCTTGTTGTGTTGGTGGTGGGTTTAATGGATCGATATATGAATAATCAGCATGGAATATATTAATACCTGATTTAATACTATCGGCATAAGTTTTAACCGATGCTTCCATACTGGTTAGTGCTGATGCTTGAGCACTATCTTTATTATTAATAAGTTGAACTGCTGCGTCATACTTACTATTGGTATAAGTAGCTGCTTCTGTCTTTTTAGTATCAGCGTATGCTTTAGCATCTACTAGTGCTTGTGCTGCTTTATTCGCTGCATCTGTTGCTGCTGCTACTTTTGCATTTGATTCAGCACTATTAGCTTTGGTAGTTGCATCTGTTTTAGCTGCTGCTAGCGCTGCATCTGCTTTAGTTTTAGCATCAGCTGCTGCTGTTACTAGTGCCGCTGCTTTCGCTGCGTCTGCTTTAGTAGTTGCATCTGCTTTTACTGCTGTTTCCATACTTGTTAAAGATGAAGCGAAAGCAGTATTTGCATCAGCTAAAGCCGTGTTAACAGTTGTGATATCTGCCTTGTTTTTATTAGCAGTAGCAGTAACAGTATCAATACGACTTGATAAAGCTGTGTCAGCAGTTGTACGTGCTGTCTTTTCAGTTGTTAACTTTCCATCAACACCATCAACATTAGCTTGAACAGTATTGATACTTGATGCTAAAGCAGCTTCTTTAGTAGCTAAAGAAGTGTTAACTGTAACAATATCTGCTTTGTTTTTATTAGCTGTAGCAGTAACTGTATCAATGCGAGTTGATAAAGCACTATCAGCTGTTGCAAATGCAGTGTTAACAGTAACGATATCTGCTTTGTTTTTGTTAGCTGTTGAAGTAACAGTATCGATACGTGTTGATAAAGCAGTATCAGCTGTTGATCTAGCAGTCTTTTCAGTTGTTAACTTTCCATCAACGCCATCAACATTAGCTTGAACGTTAGTAATGCTTTGAGCTAAAGCTTGCTCTTTAGTAGTCAACGCAGTGTTAACAGTAACAATATCAGCTTTGTTTTTATCTGCTGTAGCAGTAACAGTATCTATACGTGTCGTTAACGCGCTGTCTGCTGTTATACGCGCATTCTTTTCTGTATTAACACTAGCTGTAGCAAATGTTTTAGCGCTTGTCTCTGCGTTTTCTGCTTGCGTTAAAGCAGTAGCTTCAACTGTATCAATACGTGTCGCGGTAGCTGAGTTATTATCAGTAACAGTTTTAGTTAATGATGTAATAGAAGCTGAGTTAGCATCACTTTTAGCAAGTACGCTATCTACTCGTGTTGATAAAGCACTATCTGCATTAGTTCTAGCTGTCACTTCTGAGCTTATTGATGCTGAGTTAGCATTACTTTTAGCAAGTACACTATCTACTCTTGTTGATAAAGCACTGTCAGCATTAGTCCTAGCTGTTGCTTCAGCTGTTATTGCTGCTGCATTTGAACCAGTAGCTGCACTAATAACATCAACACGTGATGATAAAGCACCATCTGCATCTGAACGTGATTTAGCTTCATTACTAATAGCAGTACCACGAGCACTAGCCTCGGCTATCAACGCATCATGACGAGCACTAGCTTCAGCAGTAATAGCATTAGCTCTAGTAGTAGCTTCTGCTGTGATTGCTGTATTTCTAGCAGATGTTTCACTAGCTACTGCTGTTGTTATAGCTGTAGCACGATCACTAGCTTCTTTAGCTACTGCATTAGTTCTAGCAACTGTTTCAGCTTGGATAGCTGCTGCACGATCACTAGCTTCTTGTGTTACTAATAACAATGCATCTTGAGCATTTTGAATATCAACTCTAGCTCGTTCAACAGCTTCATTTTGTAATGATTCATTGATACCAGCAATAATCCCATCAACGTCAATATCAGCTAAAGTAACTTCAGTTAAAACAACCTCTTTTTCAGCACTAAAGTTCATACCCGTTTTATCAAAAACATCATAATGACCAATACGGCAATACCACTTACCTACACTCAAACTCTTACTGAAAGTATTATCCCTAACATCAGCGACTAAAGAACTTGAGCTTGGTGTAAAGCCTTTTGTTTTGCTCATGTGGAACTGAGTACCATTGTAATCAAGCTCAATAGGCTTAAATGTACTGGCGTAGAAAGTATCGTAATCAACATTAACAACAACATCGATTGGTGCTGCTATTTGGCTGTTTACTACTGTTACTGTTGCTGTAGCTGAACCAGTTTGATTCATTGTGTTAATAGTACGGACAACGAACTTTATACTGCGTTTCAATCCATCAGCAGCATTTTTATCTAATGTGTATCTATAAGACGGATCAGTAACAACTTCTGTTCTACGTAGACTTGTACCTGAATAAACACGCACTTCATATCCACTAATAAAAGGGCGATAAGTGCTGTTATTAACGCTTAATGGATTACTATCATCTACAAAAGCAGTATTTCGTAAATCATCCCACTTAACGACAGCATCAACACTAGTAAACTCTGCTGCCACATTTGAAACAGATGGAAACTCAACCACGTTTGTATTGATGTTTAGTGTTGCTGATACGTAATCACTCACAAGCGTTTCAAGTTTATTACAAGCACGAATCCTAAATGTATACGCACCAGATTTTAAACTTACTGCTCTGAATGAAAGATCGTTTGTTTTAGCTAGTAACTTATATTGACCAGTTGTCTTATATTCAATGTTAAAATGGTCTACTGCTGCTGATGCTTTCCAACTTAAATCAGCACTACCAGCCACATCAAAAGCGACCTGTTTAACTGTAAAATCAGTTACTGGATCTAATGATTCAGTGATCGTAGTTGTGGTTAAAGGTAAGTTTGCATCGTATGGAATGTTTAGCTGTAGTACTTCAAAAATACCAGTGTCATAAACTAAGCAGAGCAACGTAACAGTTGAATCAGTGTTGATTATTTTATCAACAATACTATAAGCACGATCAATATTATTCTTAGTGTCATTAACGCGAATAATATTACCTACTTGATACTGGATACCTACGTGTGTAGATGTGAACTTAATACTGTCTTGTAGTTTACTTTTGTTTAAAAACATACTCGCTAAGTAATGAGCACGTCCATAGCTATTACAGAAGTTAAGATTAAGCTCTTTAAACTCTTTGCTATTACTATCACCACCATCATAGCTATTATCAATAGTTACAACTGATTGATTAGTATAACCAAAGTTAGGATCTCGATACGTTGCCTGTACACCGTTATATTTTGTATCGCTGTCACCGAACTCATATTCAATATCACCAATAATGTTAGATAAATCGAATGTTTTTACTACTGTTGATGGTACATGGCATTTTAGGTGTGTAAGACCGTTATAAGGAGGTAGAGTAGCATTCATTTCAGATAGCATTTTCTCAACGTTATCTTTAACGGTTTCACTTTGATCAATGATACCGTTAAAACTAAAACGAGCAGATTCCTCTACATCACCTACAGGTTTGTTTTTAACTGCTAGCTCAACTGTAACTTCAACATCTTCATTACCAGCAAGGGCTGCTACATACTCGCCATTAGCATTAATGATGATTGCGTAACCATAATAATCACCACCACTAGTTAAACCACCACTCTTATATCTAAGCGTGTTTATTAACAGAATAGGGTCTGTGATTTGATAACCAGCTTGCTCGAATATTTGCTTGTTGAATGCTTGTGCGCGTTGAGTGTTTTCAGCACTTGAGTTAGTAGCCATTAAACCAACTACATCATAACCATCATTAATGATATGGCCACGATGTAAGTCAGTACGCGCTCGCGAGCGAAAACGCGATGGACCGATGTTAATAACCTTACCGCCTAACGTGCTATCACTCTCTCTAATCGTTGTTTTTGCACTAGTGTTAGCAAGTAAGTTTTGACCTGTTTTAAGGTTAATCACCTGGTCACATACTGCTGCTTGTTCAATAAAACTGTTGATATCAAATACAGATGGATCTTTACCTGCACCATAGCGACTGTTAGTTAGGTAATCATACAAACATAAAGCTGGGTTATTACTCCATACCTTTTCATTTGATTCAGTTCTAATATCACGAACTAGCTGCCCTTTAATATTGAACTCAATCTTTGGTTCAACATCAAATGCTGATAAGTCTATTAGTACTGCTACTGCTGCTGAACCGTTACCTTGGAAAGTGTCATCCCATTTAGGACTTAGCTTAGCTATTGTTAATGGTGTTGTTGTGTAGTCAGTTCTACCTGTTGAAACTTGTGTGTAAATCGTACGCTGTGAACCAGATGTTACCTGTAAAGTATCAAAGAATGATTGATATTTTATGTCGTATTCAATAGTGGTTTTTTGAAATGGGTGCTTTTTAACAATCACACCTTTTATTTGTTCAACAGTAGCTGAAAACATACTGTTACGTGAATCAGAACCATTCACGTAAACAGCTGGTACACTGTGGATCTCGCCCTCAGATACTGTATAAACTTGCAGCAAATAATCTTTATTCGGACCTACTAAGTCTTGAAATACTAAGATGCCGCCAGTACGAGTTTCACCATAGATAACAGGCTTTCTTTTGTCGCCTGATTTAGTTTCTAGAAAGCGATCATAGTTAAGTAACTCAACATTAAAATCAGGTGATGCGAATGCATTAATACCTGAAATAGATCGTTGTTGAGTTGAATATGGGTTGTGGTTTTTCTCAGCCATCCTTGGCCTCCTGTGTTAACTCTTTCTGTGTTAGCTGCTTAGTACTTGCTCCTAAGTTCCGTTTAAGATTTAGTAAAAGTAAAAGATTAAGTGTTTTGTTTTTTCCAGCTAACTTCCATGTCCGTCATTGTCGAGTATTTATAGAAGTTGTCGTTTGGGTAACGTGATGTTTGTTCGCTATGGTTCGTACGTGAACTAGCTTTAAAATCAAGATTAAGCTGTGTGCTTGTAGTGATTGTTAAGTCGCTTTTTTTGGCTGATTTGAACTTAGCTGTCTTCACATACCCGTTAAAATAGTTATAAATGCTAGTAACTTTATTGCCTTGTCTGAATGCTGTGATTATCTTGATTTGGCTATTTAAAGCATCTGTTGATACAAACAAGTTTCGAATCGTTTCATCTAACCCAACAAGTACAATCTTTACTCCTTTACTATCTAGTTTTGCTGACTCTTTTACGTTATCGAACTTCTTAATAATGTTTAAGCTGCTGTATCGCTGTTCATCAACAACTAAGTCAAAAGGACAATCTGTGTAGTAAAAGCTTTGTTCTTTGATATGGATTTCAAACAAAAAGTTAACTTCTAACGTGTTCTTATTTAAATCATTTGATAGTGCCATTACACGTCCTCGATTATTTTAAGTTTGAACTTTTGATAGTTAGCTGTGTGTGGTGCTCTCTCTAGTTCATTAGACTTTTGATATCCATATATGTGTGCATCAAAATCAACGTAAGTAGTTGAATCAACATCAACACGCAATGCAGGATGAATCACTAATACGCTTGTTAACGTGTCATGTGAAATGACTGTGTAGAGTTTGCTGTGGTTACTGAAGTTAAAATAAGTACCACTCTCAAGCTGACTTGATGGGACTAATGCTATTGAAGTCTCACCAGCTTCTGTTGTTTCTTTAACATTTACAGTTAAAGGATGTGTGCTATCAAGTAACTGTAAACCTAATGGTATTTGAACCTTAAAGCTTTCATAGTTACCTGACTTGCTTGCTAAGAATGCATAAAGCGATTTAGCTTCTTTTTGTGATTGAAGTAATGTAGTTCCTTCGAACTCGTATTGTTGGAAGCCGTTGTTTTTTCTAACGACTGTCCCATTTAAAGTTGTATCTGTATCAATATCGTTAACGTCATTTACTGATACTGATTTATCTTCCCAGCGGTTATACGGAAATGTGGTCATATGCCCTCCTTTGTTGTTGTATTTATAAAAAAAGGGCTAGCACAAATGCTAACCCTAGTTTGGATACTTGTTGGTTATTGATTATTGATTATTGATTAATAGCGTTATAAACCATTTGATTGAAATACCCCTCAATATTGTTCATTTGATCAACGAATGATTTACTATCTGTAGCAGTAATAGTCACGTTCACATTAACGGGTTGTTGAGTAGGTTGTTCTGTTTTCGCTGTAGCAGTATCAATCTTTTCAAGAGCTGTAATAGCAGCAGCACCTTTAGCACGTGGCACAACGACTTCATCTTTTTGTAAGTAGAAAGTACCATCATAAGGAATAGTACCGCCGTCATGGAACTGACCTACAGCAGACGCGCCAGATACAGCAGCAGATGTCATTGTTGCTCCATAACCAGCAGCTAAACCACTGATCATTGCAGAGAACGCAGGAGCACCTAAGTTAATAGGCCAAGGAGCAGCAGCGAATGAAGTTAACGCATTTAATCCAGCCTCAGCGACTTTCTCAGTACCTTTAGCTACTGATGCTTGAGCGTTAGACTTACCAGCAATCATTGCGTACATTTTATCAATCAAGAACATCTTTATCTTTTCAGCTACGTATGAAACAGCCATTTGTTTAAAGACGTTCTTCATTGATTTACCAAAATCATCACCATTCATCATCATGCTAGTAAAACTATCAGCGACACCTGACGATATTGATTCCCACATACCCCACATATCTTCTTGAAAGCCAGATAGTGACTCAACCCATACTTCTTGTTGTGTTTCTAAATGCTCATTTTCCATTTCAGCTTTAGCATCAAGATATTCTTGTTGAGTGATTAACTTGTCATCATATAACTGCTTCAAGTTTTCCATTTCAAGTTCATTCTTAATCGCTAACGCTTCACTTTCTAACCCAATACTTTCAAGTGTATTAGCCCTTTCAAGTGCTAACGCTTCACCCATTTCAACACGAGCATCATTAGCTTCTTGCTCAGTTAATAACCCCTCAGCTTGCATATCAGAAATAAGCTGTAGATCATTTTGCATTTGAAGTGTTCTAGCTTTATCAGCTAATCCGACAGCATTAAGGTTTTCGATTTTTTCTTGAGCGTATGAACGTTCTTGAGCAGCTACTTTATTCCCTAGCTCAATACGAGCTTCAGTAGCTTGAGCATTTGAAATCTCATTAAGTGATTCAAGCTTGTTGATGTAATCCAGTTCAGATTGATATTGAAGTGTATTAGCTTCTCTAGTTAGCCCTAATGTATTCAAGTTCTGTATACGTGTATCAAGCAACTGCTTATCACGATCAATCGTTAGAATAGCTTGAGCTTTATCAAACTCATCACGAGTTAAATATCCATTTTTAACGTATTCATTAAGCTTTAACTGTGATTCATTAAAACTATTCTCAATAGTCTTATTCACACCTATAGCAGATGAAATGATTGCATTGTATTCACTCAAAGCATCTTTTCTACCAGTGCCATTAACAGTACCACCAGCAGAACCAGAATCATTACCTTTAGTCGTTGCGCCTAAATCAGTTGTTCCTTTCTTGCTTTGAACATTATCTATATCTTTGTTTAAATCATCTAAGAACTTATTGGTTCTAGCTCTAACACTTTTCAAACCACCAAGAGCACCGCTATCAATAGATGTTGCTATTTGTCCTTGCAAACTACTGACTTCTAACTTTATTGCATTTACTTCATCTTGCCATTTACTAATAACCTTATCATTACCCTCACTTCGCATACTGTGGATAGATGGAAATGTTGAGTTCTCAATGACTTTGTTAGTCTCAGCTTTAGCATCAAGTGCTTTTTGCAATCGCTGTTCAGCATTAACCAACATATCAGTACGGTCTTTTAACTGTTTCTCTAAATCACCAGTTGTTAGCTCAAGCTTAATAGGTTCAGCATCAGTATTAGGCATATTAGCCCAAGCATTGTGAACCCCTATGATAGCGTTATAGATGTTTCCGAAAGTTGTAACTAAGAACTCAGCCACATCAAATACTGCTTCAGTCATTGTTTTAGCTGAATCAAAAGCCCACTTTCTTAGACCGCCCTCTTTGCTTTCAATCTCTGTTAAGTAATCACTAGCCATTTTCATAATAGGCTCAAGCATTGGAGCGAAAGCTACTGCGAAACGTTCACGAATAATCCCTATTTGTGTGCCTAACTTAGTCCACATTTCATAAGCTGAACTTAATAAACTAATGTCAGTATCAGTAACAAAACCACCCATAGCTTTGTAATCAGCAACAACTTCAGTCACTGATTTACCGCTAGCTTTAAGCGCGTCTAATACTTTTAACAATGCATCTGAACCTAATGCATCTGCGAACTGTCTGCGGTTGTTGTCAGACATTTTTGAAGTTGCTTCATCTAATAACGATAACTGTTCAATCGCGCTCTTACTGTTCCAACTTTTTAAATCAACATTAACTGTATCTGTGAAGTCTTTAAAAGCACCACCACCAGTAATAGCTAACTCACTAACCTTTAAGTTCAAATCCTTTAATGCGCTATAAGCATCATCAGCTGATACTCCGAACGTACTTAACTGAGTTGTTAGTGCTCTGTATTGGTTAACGTTCACGCCTATTTGTCGTGCTAAGTTAACCTGTTCTTTTACGTTTTTAGCGGTATCTATTGTATTAGCAACAATAGCAGCACCTAACGCTGTAACAGCTCCAAGTCCTAATGTGACACCAGCGGCCATTACACCACCAGCAGTTGAGCCAATATTAGATAAGTGCTTACCTATATCACCTGAATGTTTTTTTGCGCTTGAGCTTGCAGATACTAATGCTTGGCTAAACCGAGCAGTATTAGCTACTAAGCTGACGCTTAATGTTGCTATATTTGACATATGACTTCCTTTTCATTCTGTTGCATCCATGCACAGATTTTGGTCAAAAAAAAAGCCCCGAAGGGCTTTATAACGGGAATATCCCAGTTTGAGAATATGTAACGGTGAGTTGATTAGATATGATTAGTTCTGATTATTGATGTGATTGTTCGGATTGCTCAGTAGGTTCTATAGCTTCAATATTTTCAATATTTTCATCTGTGGATATAGGCTGCTCTGGTGTAGCCATTGAAAGCATCATATAGAATGCATTTGCTACCTTATCATTTGATTCAACAACAACGTCACGTTTGAAATGATGAGGGAAAATATCGTATATATCGAGGTCGGGATTTCTTTTCATATGAGGTGCGGCAGCAACAAACTGTATTAATCTTGCGAACTTCATAGTATCCCATTCAGTGCCACATTTATATTTCTTACAATATTCACGTAATAAAAAATAATCTTCGTAATCCATAGATTTAACTTCAGACGGAAGCTTTTTGAAAACATCACAAATCAAAGCAACATAGTAATCTTGTTCTCTTAACTCACCGTTGTTTTCTTCTTTCCCAGCGGATCTTGTAACCACCCTATAATGACTTCACTTAGTTCACTAATCATTACGGGATCTAGCTGTTCTACGTCTTCTGCTTCATTGAAAACTTGTTCACCGTTTTCAGCTCGTAACCAATGGACTAAGCCTTGTTTGACCAATGTGTCCATATTATAACCATAATCTTCTACTAATGCATCGTGTGCTCTCAACGACATACCTTGTAAGTAGATATCAGTACCATCTTCAAGTGTACGTTTAGTTAATCGTTGCTTACATAGCTTTTGTAAAAGTGTTAAAGCTGGTTTTGGTTGTTCTTGGTGTTCTGTATTAGTTGTACTGGTTGTATTAGTTGTTTTAGACATTTTAATCTCCTAAAGCAAAGGCTCTCAAACTGTTGCTTTTATTGTTTAGTATTATGTTATTCCGTTTTTGATAATGTATTTATGTTGGTTAGCTGTGAGTGATTATGCTCACAGCTAACCGAAAAAAAGCTATTACGCTTTAACTGGATAGGTGAAACCACCCTCAAGATCGATACGAATCGTTACTTGACGATATGCATCAGCACCAGTTGAAATATCAAATGAACCAACAGAACCAGTCATTTGAACATATTGTGAACCCACGTAAGCTTCAGTTTCACCTAGTTCAACTACGAATGAATGTGAACTACCTGAAGTGTAAGCATTGCGTAAACGAAGCATACTTGCGTCATTAGTTACGTAGTTAAGTACTAATGTAACTGGACCCGCTGATTTAACACCTGCTTTGTTAAGTGTATAACCACTACCAGCTGTGCCATTTGCGTATTCACTACCAGTTACTGTACTTGCTGAGTTAGTTAAACCTGAAACATCAGAAACATAAGCGATCATGTTTGCTGGTACTGCGACTGCTGTTATTAATGCGCCTACATCACCCATAAAAATACGAGTAGCTAAGCCTGTTGAGCGTTGATTTGTGACTGCCATCCTTGGCCTCCTTATTGTCTATCTTTTACCTTGTGTTCATTAGTAGAGTTAAATCTGTTATGAACTGATAAAGTTTTGTGTCGTTTTCAAATACTGGCTGTTGTTCCATTAAACTTGTGCCTAATACTCTGAACGTTTTTTGATTTGAACTTGTTTGAATATCACCTGAGAAACAATAAAACTTATCAAAGATTTCTTGTTGTAATATGCGACCATTCATCACTGACTTGTTGTATATAGTCACCTGAAAGTTAACGTTATATGTTGGATTCATTAATGAATAAAACTGATTACTTAGTGGTGTTATGACGATGAAGTTATCCTCTGCACTTGCAGGAGCAATCATGTAATAAACAGGCACATTAAACTTCTCAAGTTCACATTTTAATGCGATATCAATCATGGATTACCTCCTGCTTTTCTAGCGGCCTTAGCTGCTTTAGCAACCGCTCTAGCATTCTTCGCAGCAATAAGCATCGACTCACGTATTAAGCCTAATGAAAGTGATTGTTTGAATGTGTTGATTACTTGCGATTGATTGTTTTCAAGTGCTGGTCGTAAGAATGGAGTAGCTATTTGTTTACTTGTACCGAACTCAGTAGCCAATATATAAAATCGACTATCTATGTTAGTTCCTGCATGTTTAACACGTTTAAAGTTACCAACCTTAAAAGCCATAGTAGGCTTGTCGATACCTGTTAATCCTAACTCTCTACTTTCACGATTTATTTGCTTCTCATTTTTGTATGTTGATACACGTAACGATAAGCTTTCTCGCAAGACTTGTGTGTCTTGTGGTACTAGTGCAATAGCCGTATCTAAAACCACTTGCATAGCCGCTTTACCAGCGTTTCTAAGCAGTTTAGTACCCGCTTTAACACCTATTTCAGCTAATGCATCATCTAACTCTTTCAAGCCGTCAACGTGAGTGTATTTATATGACATAAGCACCTCACTTCAAGCTTTGAGCAATAATAATCAACTCGCGGTTAGCGTCATTAACATTGTCAACAGATAGAACTTCAAGCTGCTGATTATTATATAAAATAATATCTTCATTGCTTATTTCTTGCGATATGTAACGAGTATTGATTGTGTATACTGTTTTCTGCTTTTTGACTTGCTGTAACAGTGCTTCGTCTATTTGTACTTTAGTTACGTCAGCGTAGAATGTAGCTACTGAGTTCAACTCATGTTTTACTTGCCCTATCTCATCAATGACTTCTGTTGTCCTGATTAACTGGCAACGTTTATTAAGCTTCCCTGCTTGCATAACCACCTCACATATATCTGAACTTAGCTAAAAGATTCTCAACACCGAATGGTATTTCTTTAAGATTTAGCTCAGTTTGTTGCTCTCTATGTTCATAGAAAGTACCGATGATTAAGAGGATTGCTTGCTTTATTGCTGGTGGGACTTCATTAACATCATCAGTGCCAACGACAAAGTTGATTACTGTGTTGCTGTAACTGTTGTTGAAGACAATACTGTTTTTAATGTAACTGACACGATACTCAGAGTTATCTAGTAAAACATCGTCAACATATACACTTAGAATCGATTTTAAATCACCGAATAACAGCTGTATGGGTTGATTAGCTTTTGTGTTTAGCTCAATGGCTATATGAGTGGTCATTATCTTAATATTGCAGTATTGCTCAACATAATCAGTAGCAGCTTGAATCAGTGACTCTAAGTGATCTCTTTCACTTTCATCACTGATTCTTAAATGTTGCTCAACTTTTGAAACAGAAACAGGGGATATTAAAGGTCTTTTAGTGATCTTATACATATCCCACCTCTATTACTTGATGCGGAATAGTTTCAACTGAGTACTATCTTTCATGATCGTTCCAACACGAGTTTCATAATACAACTGGATGTTGCCAGGATTTGTATATGGGTTTTCTTGTGTGAATGATTCACCGATTGATAAAAGCTCAAAAGCTTCAGCTAAGTTACCGAACACTAATGGAACAGCACCAGTTACAACGTCACCTAAGTGATATTCAACTTCAACTGGGAAGTTAAACAAAGTACCAGCAGCAGCACCAGAAACATCAGGACATAGTAATGAACGACCGTCTAAATCACGTAGTTTCATTAACTCAAGCCACATGCTTTGTGACACATAGAACTTACAACCTTTACGAGCACCAGCATCAACACTAGCGATGATTGCTAAGATAGCGTCTTGAACAGCACCAACATAAGCAGCACCAGTACCAGCAGCTACTTTACCAATAGTACTTGATTCGATTACTTGGAAATAACGTAAGTCACGAGCATCATCTGATTTAGCAGATTCAACAGCATCAATATGACCTAAAATACCTTTTGGTTGCTTGTTAGCAGTAACACCTTTAACAAGTGCTTCATGTACTGCACGACCGATTTGGTTAGCAACGTCAGATTTTAAATCACCGAAAATGTCGATTTTTGAATCATTAATAGCTTCGCGAGTAACGAAAGGATAAGCAGCAACTTTACCAGTAGTACAAACTACACGAGCGCGTTGAGTAGCGGCAGTATTAGCCATACCAGAGTTAGCAACATCTTCATCAACCCATGCAGTAGCTGAGTTTTTAGTTTTAATGAAACGTTCAAATAGCTTACTTGCTACTGAGCGAACACCAATGTCACGAATCATCGCGCCTTGTGAACGCATACGTTCAACAACTGCTAAGTCAAAGTCAGTTAATACAGTTTCAGCACCGTCACCTTGGGTAACTGTGTTAAGACCTTTTACTAAGAAAGCTTCACCAGCTGCTGCTGATTTAATACCTGAACGAATAGCTTCGTTGAATACTTGAGATTTAACATCTACATTTTTTTGAGTCATTGTTTTACGTCCTTGTTTTGCAACTAATGCGTCCAGTGTTTGCACTGTTGATTTAATAGAGTTGATTTCAGAATCGATTTCGGATTTAACGTTTTCGATATCTGATTTCATTTCTGATTTGATTTTTTCTGCACCATCCGTGGCGACAGATTTAATATCGTTAACTTCAGCAATAAGTCGATTTTCAAAATCTGACTTTATTTGCTGAACTGATTCTTGAGCTTCAGATTTAACTTGTTCAATATCAGCTTGAGTTTTTACTTGTGTTTGTTCTTGTGCTGATTTCATTTCTGAAACGGCATCAATGATTAAATCTAGTTTGTCCATTGTAAGTTCCCTTTACTTCTAATCCGCATCCCGCAGACGTGACTGTACGAACGCATCGCGCTATTCGTATTTGGTTTCTTAGTTCTTATTTATTTATAAAATAAAAGAAGTGTTTAAGACTTTTTGAATAGTCCTAATATTTGATCTAGCTTTACATCTTGTGATTCTTTAATAGACTTTTCAGCTTCATATTCTTCAGTTGTATTTAGTCCTTTATAACCAGTAGACATAAATGCTAATGCTTGTGATTTAGTTAAACCGAAATGACTTATTAACTCTTTCTCAATAATACTTGGCTGCGGAATCTCTCCTGTTTCCAATATACTTTTAATACTTGTTAATATGCTTTGGTCGTTACATGGAAATGGAACAATAGAAACTTCTCCTAGTTCAACTTCTAATAACTTTGTTATTTTATTTATACGATCATATTGTTGCTGTTTAACTGTATAACCAATACTAAATCCATTAATCGCATCTGCTTTTAATAAAGCATATATTTCACGCGCTCTTTGAACTTCTAGTATTAACTGTCCAGTCATTTTTAAACCATACTCATCTTCTTCCATCGATATCCATTTACCGATTGGTTCATTACGATTATGGTTAAACAACATTTTAGGCATAGTGCCTTTAGCTGTATGTTCAGCTATTGTTTTCTTGAAAGCTCCTTGAATCGTTTCATCGTTTGCTTTGTCTACATAGTTAAATGTATTCGCATAACAAACGATGATTCCTTTTTCATCAACGGATTTAATATCAAGATCGTATTCACGATATTGCATACTCACCTCTACCTGATAGTGATTGATTGATGTTGTATTTATAGTTTTGTTAGAGGTGGTTTTTCAGTTGTCGTAGGTACTTCAGAGGGATTGTTGAACGTGATGTTATTGGTTTGAATAACTCGTTTATCACCATCTTCAATGTGTTCTTCACCGATTTCTGAACGGATTTCGTTAACGCTATAAACACCCATTTCTAAGTATGCTTTATGCACTTCTGCTTGAGTTTTAACGTCACCACGCAAGAACATTTTGTCATCGAACTCGATTTCCATTCCGTCAGGTAAGATGCTATTAATCTTTTCTTCAATGTTTTGAAGTAGAGGCCCGATGCATGTTTGATGGAAGAATCTGTTTTGTGATTCAATGTTGTTAAAATGAGCATTTTCCAAGTCACCAATCATGAATGCTGGTACTAAGAAAATACCTGCTATCTCACTTCTTTGATACTTACGAGTTTCTAAAAACTGTGCATCAACGTTAGATGTACCTATTTGGCTGTATTTAACACCATCAACTAACATCGCTGTTCGATTGTGATTACCAGCACCACCGTATGTTTGCACCCAGCTTTCAAGAAACGCGACTTGTGCTTCTCTACTCATAGTTTTATCAGTAGTAATAACACCAGCTGGCGCACTGCCATTCATGAAGAAACTGATACCGTGATTACGTGCGTA